AGTCGTCATCGGCAGACCAGTGCAATTGGTCAGCACACCAGATGTAGGTGTCCCAAGCGCTGGTGTGACCAATGTGGGCGAAGTGATCGTGGGAGACGTGGTGTCGGCCTTGGTTGCCACCGCAATAGCAATGTTGGCAAACTCGGTGTTGATCTCCGTGCCCTTGACGATCTTGAGCGGATCGCCAGATGGCAGCGCGTCTTTGGTGGCGAAATTAGTGCTCTGAACGTAGTTCGACAAAATATTCTCCTTGAGACTTACGTCATCTTCCCATCTTTCGATTGGATTTCAATACGTTGGATCGACAGCCCCGCGCCGTTGATGTTGGACTCATAGCCAGTCTGGACGATTTTACCGCTGCCGCTGGCCGAAACAGAAAGCGTTTGCAATGCAACGCCGTCAGAATATTCGGCAATGTTGTACTCAGCTATGCCATACTCATATACGCCCTGAGAAGGTATCAGCGCATTGTCCGACTGATAGTTGGTACTGAAGTCAAAGCCCCACTTCATCGTGACGTACTGGTTCGTGCCGCCAATGACGACCACCTTCAAGCGCTTGAGGATGGACGTGACGTTGGCGTTGCCCAGATCGGCATGGTTCGTGTAGTACATGAACCGATACGCCGTCGTGTGGTCTTGATAGGTGCCGTACTTGCCGATGTAGCCATTCTTGCCAATGAGTACGTCGCCGTTACGCCGGGACAACAACGCTGTCGGTTCGATGGAGTCCCACTTGGTGACGCGAAACGCGCCGTCTTGCAACTGGCCGCGTGTGTCAAAACAGTAGACTTCTTTGGTGGTTGGAAGCGTCAGAAGGTAAAAGGCTTCCTTCTCGGAATAGACCGACTTAATGTTGGCCAGCGTTTCGCTGCCCACGATGTCCATCAGATCGTTCCGCACGTTTTTAGACAAGTCACCAAGCGGTGCTGACTTTTCAACAATCGTCCGAGCAAACGACCTGACGCCAGAGTTCGACAGGAACAGCACATCCTTGCCCGTGGTCTGAATTGAATCACGCGCTAGACAGCCAATGCCACCCACCGTGTCACTCAATTGCATTGTCGATGGCGTAGTGGCGTCCTGATAAACAAGAATCTGGCGTTTGCCAAAGATGATCAAGAAACCATTGTGAGCGGCCAGTCCTTGGATTTCGTCTGGGCCGTTGGGCCAAACGCGGTCTACATTGAGCGACCCGGCAGTGCCGGTAGACCAGACATGACCGGCCAGTAGATCAGAGAAGTAAACCGTATTCTTGACTGTTGAAGTGCTGGCCGTCCATAGCCGGCCAAAGGCAGACAGCGCAATGTTGGCGCTTGGCACCGTAGCTACATAGCCGGTCTTCTCACTGACGCGGCGATACGTCGTGGTGCTGACAGCCGGGTCATAGATCAGCGGATCGTGCCCGGTTTGAAAAAAGTAGGTGATGCCGTTGAGCGAGGCGCACGACCAATTGTTGGCCGAGATCGTTGGTGCGCTACCCCCTCCCCCGTAGGTCAATTCCACCACGGCGTTTGAGCCGTCGAGCTTAAAGAGCTTATTGTTGCCAGCGAACAAGATCGTCAGCGTTCCGTCAGATTGCACCAGTTCATGGATGACGCCGACGTTGTTGGCCCCAAGATTGCCAGACGAAGCGTTGACCCGCGACCAGCCCTTACGCGCCCCGATGCGGCCATATTGATCAATTACGCTGTTCGTCGCCACCAGAGCAAAGCCAGCCGCTAGATCAAGCGGCGAGTCTTGCGTATTCAACCCAGTAAAGCCAGGAGCTGATATTGCGTAAGTTTGTAGTATTTGGCTCATTGCGATTCCAAGTACTTTATAGCCTTAGATAAAATTTCAGAAGAATCTTTGAATTTCCCTAAAGCTGTATTGCAATGATGACACAGTAAACCGCGAACTTTTTTTGTTGAATGACAATGATCTACAAAAAGTAATCCCTTAAATGCAGCCGCCTCGTCACAGGAGCAAATGGCGCACTTATGATTTTGATTTATCAGTAGGGCGTTGTATGCATCTAATGATAAATTATATTGTGATTTAAGCCAGTATTTCCTGTTTTGAAGCAGCCAGTCAGCATTGGACATACTGGTTTTTTTTGCCAAAAGTTTTTGTTTTTTGCACTTCTTGCAGATCCATGCATATCCGCGAAATTTGCCAGTTGCCTTTGGAAAATCTGTGCATGGCTTAGACAACTTGCATTGCGAACAAGACAGCAAAGCCGTATGCAATAGCTTGACCGCTCCTTCATCTGGCGCTGAAATGCTGGCAGTCTGAAGAACTTGGCTCATATCGCAACGAACTCCTGGTTCTCTGGATACCGAGTGCCTTCAAGCGCAATATAGTCGGACAGCATCGACCGATACAACTGATATGCCTCAGATGAGGCCAACCCGCCGTCCTCGCCGCGCTCAACCAGCGCCCGCGCATAGGCATTTTGCGCCACCAACACATCAGGCACAAGCACCGACGTGCTATCAGAAGTTAGCGTGGCTTGGGGCACAGTCAGCGCAAAAGCAAGGGTGTAGACGTTATCGGGCCGCGCGTAGAGCACGACCTTGGTGTCGCCGTTGCCATCCACACCATCAAAGCTGTAATACTCGGGGATACCGCTAATGGAGGGTACAAAATTCTGAAAGCGGTTCATCTCCACAAAACTGATGTTCCGCAGACCGACGTTAGAGGTGATGTTGATCGCGTCCATGACTTGGAACTTTTGTCCTGCGCCCGTCATAGAGTAGACGTAGGTGCCCGCCACCGTAGGGATTGTCACAGTCTGGCCCAGCACGTTCCAGCCGTAGGCGTCCTCAACCTGCCGTTTGGCGTCGTTAACGAACTTGCCGATTAGCGTCGAGTAGGTTGTCTGGTTGCTGGTCGCTACGGTCGTTTCTCGCAGTCGGATCAGCACGTCATTGATGAGTTCTAGGTAGGTCATTGCCGTGTCAATCCTATCTCTTCAAAGGTTGCAATGAAACTAAACGTACTGCCAGACTCGGTGGTTATCTTGATCGCGTCGCCTTCTTCCAGCACAATGTACGCATTACCATCGAACTGCAAATACGTTTTAGCAGTCAAGTTGTACTGCGTCAGAATGTCGTAGGTAGCGCTCGCGCTAGCGTCTGTCCACTGCACTGTGATGTGTTTGGTTGAGCCGCCCGTGTTATGGATGTACATCACGGTGAACTTCGCGTAGTACCCGGTCGGCACCGTATAGACCGTGGTAAGCACCGCAGCCGTTGGATTTACGCCGACCGAAAGAGGTCTCATTTCTTGTTCCTTGCCGAGATCGCTTTGGCTTTCGCTTTTGCATCCGATTTGGACGATGCGCCCCAGGCTCGGAGGGATAACAGAAGGCGAGTCGGTTCGCCATTCTTGTACTCAGGCCCAGGCATATTGCCCATTCGCGCTAGAAAGGAGGCCCGTCTAGGGTTGTCGCCTGATTTCACTGGAGCTTTTAGATTGCCCCCAGTAGCCGCATTATAGGACGCTCTGCCCTTGGCGTTCAAGCCGCCTTTTTTGTTCTGCCCCTCTTTACGCTGCCAAGCTGGTGTTTTCATCTGTACCTCGCGGTCTTTTTGGCCACAGACGCAGGCTGTTTAACAAACTGCTTACCCGCCTTTGTTCCAGCCCGTTTGGCCTTGGTTGTGGCTGCATACTCAGCAGGCGTTAAAGCCTTGATGGCCGCATCAGGAAGATAGCGCTCGCCTGTTTTAGATGATGGTTTACCAGACTTGGTGCGCCATTTCTGCGCTGTCCAATCCCGAAGCGACTTCTGCGGGTCTTTCATTTCTTGGCCTTTTTAGGCGGCGTATGCTTAAGGACTTGACTTTTGGCCGTATGCTTTTCGCCAGTCATCAAAACGCCTGCCTCCTTGTGCATCGGGCCTTTATAGACTTTGCCATTTGGAAGATAGTGTGTCGCGTTCTTACTCATGACTTGTAACCTCCCCCTTTGGCTTTGTACTCACGGGCCAGCAGCTGGGCCTTGCGGGCGCTCCATTCACCAGGATCACCACCCTTTGTTCCGGCCTTAATCTTCTCAAACAAAGCCTTTCGCATGGTCGGCTTGGTGTAGAGGCCCGCTTGGTTGACTTTGCTTTTGGCTTTCATTTTTTCTTCGCCTTGCCAGCTTGCGACAGGGCAATGGCTATGGCCTGCTTGCGGCTCTTGACGACCGGGCCTCCTTTGCCCGAGTGCAGGCCACCAGCTTTGTACTCGCGCATGACCTTGCTGACCTTCTTCTCGGCCTTGGTCTTCATCTCTTGCCCCGAGTCATCTTGTTGGTCATTGCACGTTGACCGCGCTTGGGCAACGGCTTAGATTTGCCAACAGCAACCATGATCGCCACAGGCATAGCCATTTTCTTAGAAGGCTTCTTGGTCTTGGGGACTTTGGAGTACATCATTTGCTTTTACCTCCTTTAGCCATCTTCTTAGCTGGTTTGGCTTTTGAAGCCGCCAGCGTAAAGGTGATAGTAGGCTCCTTACGCTTTTTAGCGCCTTTCACGGCTGCGTTGGCGTCCTTGTAGGTATCCATCTTTTTCATGATCAATCCTTAGTAATAGGCCCACCAGATTTCCAGGCATCACAAGTACGGGCCGCTGCACAAGTGAATTGGAACAAGTCACAGTATCCAAGGTCTGCTGCCGCTACGAATTCCTCGTCGTATGACAGTTCACCTTTATTCTCGTCTTTCTCAAGGCCGCCTATGATGCACTGCATCATTTTCGGTGTTTGAATGAAGGCGGCGCAGTTGCCACATCGCATCCCCTTGATCGCCTCAGTGGGGGCGTTGTACATCTTAGCCTTCTTCATCCAAAATGCATCGTTTGGCTCGTCTGGATTTGGAGGCCCATAACCATACTCTTTGAAAGCATGATTACGGTTCTTGAGATTGATGTGGACGTCCTGTGTCGCAATGGGACACACGGCTCCAGAAAACATTCCTTTAGGCATTTGCTTTAGCCTTTACTTTGGGTGGACGACCCAATTTCTTCACAGGAGGAGTCATGGGCAACGCTCGATGCTCTTCCTTTTGCTCTGGTTCGTCAATACGAACATAGCCAGAGTGACCCTTCATGGACTCAATATCGTGAGTGTAAGTAAAGGTCACAGTTTGACCGCTTGCCAAACAACGAAAAGTGGCCATTTAAGATCTCCATGAAAAACAGGGGGCTTGTGGCCCCCCGTCTTTTTACACCGAACGACCAATCGTAAGATGGAGCGTGGTAGATGACAGATTCACAGATCCAGCAGTTGGGTTATAGGTAACGATAGTCACTGTGTTAGCAGCAGAGACATAGGCCCGTTTTACCAGACCAGCCTCGCTAACACCATGAGAAAAACCGATAACCATATCGCCCAGCGCAACACCTGGAACAGTAACCGTATCCGTATCCGTAGCGCCAGCGCCTACAGCGCCAGCATCAAGAGTACAAGACACATCCCAAGTATCCGAGAACAAGCCCCGGAATTGGTCATTTCCCCGGCGGGAAACAACAGCGGTAGCAGCAGCCATTTTGATCTCCTATAAAAAAGACCCTCCCCCCGTAGGGAGAGGGGCAACTGCAATTAGGCCGGAACAGCCAGGGCGAAAGCAGCGGAGGCGTCAGCAGCAGTACCAGTAGCATTGGTACGCAAAGCCTTCACACCGTAGATCGTGTCTGCGGTGAACAGGGTGCCAAGGTACTCTTGCTTGTACTGAGTCTGCGAGCGAATGCCAAGCTGCTCAACCAGGACCATCGAGTCACGATGACCCATCAGGCAGATACGGTCTGCGCCACTGTTACCAGCGCCGGTGTCGGCGTTGGACGAAGCGAACACAGCGATACCGTACAACTGACCGATTTCACCGTTGCGGATAGCATCACCGTTGCCGATGAATGCTTGCTCGGTGTAACGGGCCAGACCCATCAGGGTGTTGCGGCTCGAAGGCGGGATCAGGAAGAAACGGCCATCCATAGGGATGTCGTTGTCATCCAGACGCTGGATGGTGCGACGGATAGCCGCATCAGTCAGTGCCGCAGCGTTCGAGCTGCTGCTGTTATAGGCAGTGGTGCCATCAGAGCCAATATATGCCTTAGTGCTTGCAGCACTGGTGGCATAGTCGTTGGTACCAATGGTAGCGCCGTTGAAAGCGCGTCCAAGCTGAACCAGGTCAGTATCGATGCGCTTTGCCAAAGCGTAACCAGCATCTTCCGTGTAGAAAGAACGCAGGCTCGTCAGGGCTTGTACCTCAACAATGTCCTCGATCAAGCGGCTGTACTCATAGTGCTTGTTGATCAGCACCTGAATGTTGGTGTCGCTCTCTGCAATCAGAGTAACGGCATCAGTAGCAGCTTTGGCCGAAGCGTTGCCACGGGCAGGCGACGGGATGTTAACGGTATCACCCTTTTTGCCACGGAAGGACATTTTCTTGACCACATTGGCCAGGACGAGGTTCTTCTTATAGGCAGCAACAATCTCATCACTCCAAATTTCGGGGATGAAATTGGCCGCAGAGGTGGTGGTTACCGAATTGGTAGGGGAAAAGGCGGTGTTTGCCATGTTAAATCTCCAGAAAAAAGTTATTACCGGACTCGTCCTTCAGAATA